TGACGTCGGGTGCATCCGGATTCCCAGAGAACTGCTGGCCACGCCTTGCGGTGTAGCCACGTTTTTTGACTTCGTCTCTCCACTCACGTTCACCGACACAACCCTTGGCACGACTATTCACGTACGACTCCGAATTTCTCATTCGCGAGCCACGCCTGAATATCCGACTCGCAAATGCGGATAATTCCACCGGCTTTCGAGTGAGGGAGGGGATGACGTTTGTTGTTTAAGTAACGGCGAATTGTACGGTCGCCAACATGAAGACGAGAGGCCGCTTCTTTTACGGAATAAATCTTTTCTGGAATCTGTTTGCTGATTTCAGACGGATTTACATTCTCAACGACAATGTGAAGTTTATTGGAAGGAGTGACAGCGACCTTAAAAGACTGAGCTTCCAATATTAGATTCATACGGTGTGTTATATCTAAACACGCCGTATGACGGCAGTCAATTCAAATCAGGAGATACGTTTATTTTTTAAAGAAAGTTTTTTCAATTTTACTCTGGCTTTTGTCCCTTTAATCATACTGCGTCTTACTCTTTAGGGCTATTGTTGTTTTTGCCTGTTTTTCTTCCCTGCGCGTCTATGTACTGCGCCAATAACATCCTGACCAATCCTGAAACGTTGTTTACCCCTATTCGCTGGCTTTCCTCTTCGAGGAATTTGGCCATATGCTTGGGTAAGCTTATTGTTTTTACGGTCTGACTATTCGATCTTTGATGACTCCTCATTCTTATTAGTGGCTCCTTCGCCCGGCAGGATAGCAAAGTACTTCTCTGCCATAGCCCGGGTCACTGTTTTCCCATCTACCTGGATGGTTTTGTACCGACGCAGCAACATGGTAGGGCTGTTGCCCATCGCAAGTGCTGTTGTTGAAGCGTCTCCAGTCATAGCTAAATAATATGTACCAAAACTGTGACGATTCGCATTTTGCTTCCAAGTGAAAAGCGGTTTTTCCTTTTGAATTTTGTTAATTACTTCGTTCAAAGCATGGTAAATATCCTTGTTAACGTCCGCTATACCTAGGCTTTTAAGAATATTACCTTTATATGTCCTAAATGGGATAAGCCAAGCTTTAAGATTAGCCGTCATTGCTATGGCTCTATCGTTGCTATTTCTTGATTTAGAACCACCTACAAGCTTTCCTTTAACTAGAATCAAATTACTAGACCAATCAATATCTTCCCAACTCATCCGCTCAATTTCAGAAGATCTAACGCCCGCAAACGCACCCAACACAATCCAGGGTATTGTTCTTTTTGTTGCGTATTTAAGTATTAAATACATGTCCTCCAAGGACCAGCTCTCTAATTTTGCGTCATTCACGCGAATTACTTCTGTTTTTTCCGCTTGATGGTCTTTGTCAGGCTCCAAGTAATCTTTCCGCTTAGCGTAATCAAAAATCATACTGATGGCCCCGCGATAGTGTTGACGAGTCCTGGGCTGCCATTCCGGGTTCGCCAAGAATGAGTCCAACTCTTTGGCTTTGATTGTTGATATAACTCTACTTCCAAAAGCTTTTTCAAACTTGCCCCAACGCACTTGTAACGTTTGTTTTTGACGTTTTTCAATAAAGGTATCGTTCAATTTGATATTGAGCATTTCGTTCACAATCTCGCTGACTGTGATCTTTGGCAGTTTATTGTCGCTCGTTCGCAACCACAGGTTCACAGCTTCACTTAAGGGGGCACCACCCATCTTTTTTTCAAGATCCCTAAAATAGGCCAGCTCTTTATTTGATACAGCCACCATAGAAGCCCGGCCGTCGGCAAGGTCTCTGGCAATCTTACGAGCCTCGCGCTTGGCTTCCGCTAGATCTGCAATCGCGCGGCGTTGTCTTTTCCCCTCGGCCCACCACGTAACCATGTACGTTAAATAATCCTTATTATTCACGCATTGATAGATTTTCACGTTCGCAAACCCGTCTTGGATCTCGATCGGCTTAAATTCTTTTTTCATGTTGAACTGAAACATTACTGACAATTAATGGCTGTCGTCAAGAAAAAGTTGTACATTTTATGACCGCTCCGGTGTCACTAGTGTCAACTGTAAGTCGTTTTTACTCAACAAAAGCCTAGACAAATCGTGTACAAGTTACTGACAGTCATCGGTTTAGCAAACCGCCGCATTCGACCGCTCTGCCACCGCACCAAGTTACTGCAAATCAGTGCTTTGCTACGAAAAAGAACTCAAATTTTTATTGACAAAAACCCGATTACTGGCAATTAATGTCTGATGCCGACAAATCTGTACGGAAAAGTGTGGCCGGAAGGGGCTGGAAAACTCGAAATTGAGCTCATGGCTTTTAAGCTGGGTTTGACCCCAGAAACTGGAGGTTTGGGCAAGTTTCAGCATTTCAAGAATGTTGTAGAGATTCTATGGCCATATCACAAGACGCGAAACAAAGCTGGGTTTTGTTGGCACCCTTGGGCGGAGCGAATGATCCAGGCGGCTTGCGAGCAGGACTACTTGGCTATCTCTGGCCCCAAGTCCAGCGGCAAGACGGCGACCTTTGCCATGTGGGGGTTGGTGAACTGGCTTTGTGCTCCCCACGAGACCCTTGTCCTGGTTACCAGCACATCTATCCGGGAAGCCCGTAAACGCCTTTGGGGAGGCATCCGTGAGCGATTTTTGCAGGTTCCAGGCTTTCCTGGGAAATTGATAGACTCCATGGGTAAGATCATTTTGACGGAAGGGGAGTCCAGCGACCGATCCTCCATAACCCTGGTACCGTCCAGCCCTGACAAAGAGAAGGAGGCCACGGCCAAACTTATCGGTCTTAAGAACCAACGGGTGTTCCTTATCATTGACGAGGCTACCGACGTCACCAACTCGGTCTTCGAGGCTATCTCCAATCTAAACGCTAACCCTACGTTCCAGTGCATCGCCCTGGGTAATTTTTCGAGTCAGTACGACCCCTTTGGTATGTTCGCCACCCCCGTGGGTGGCTGGAACTCTGTCACAGTAGATAAGGAAGAGTGGAATACAAAGTTGGGGTTGTGCCTTCACCTGGACGGAGCCAAGACACCCAATATCGAGCACGACGACGCTTGGCCGTTCTTGCTTACGACAAAACAACTCCGGCACGCCGAAGACCACGACGGCGAGCACAGTATTTCCTTTTGGCGATTTATCCGTTCCTTCCCAGCTCCTGGTGGAGCCGAGGAGTCTATTTACTCGGAAGCAGATTTCCGCAAGTTCGAGGTGGATAAAGCCCCCAAGTGGATTGAGCCGCCCAAGGTAGTTGCTGGACTTGATCCTTCGTTTACCAACGGTGGAGACAGAACGGTGCTGTATTTCTTGGAGTACGGACGGACTGAGGAAGCTGGACCCACTGTGAACTTTAAAGATTTCACTATCATCAGGGAAAACGTAAACGATCCGCAGCCCAGAAACTTTCAGGTGGCTCGGCAAGTTATGGCCGAATGCCAAAAGCAAGGGGTTCCACCGGAATATCTGGCGGTCGATGCCACCGGTGCGGGAGATCCGCTTTGCGATATTATCTCCGAAACGTGGTCTCCACGAATCTTGCGGGTGAAGTTCGGAGAAAAGCCCAGCACTTTGCCGATCAGCTCAAGTTCGATGGTGGAGGCCAAGGACAAATACGGGAACAAGGTCACCGAGCTTTGGTTCGGTGGTGTTGAGTTTATGCGGTCAGGCCAGTTGAAAGGCGTGATTCCTGAGCTGGCCAGAGAACTAACCAGTAGGAAATATACGACGATGGCGGGAGGTAAGCTGGTCGTAGAGTCCAAGCGAGATTACAAGTCGCGGGTAGGGAAGAGTCCCGATTTGGCGGACGCAGCTTTTGTAGGGCTGGAGTGTATTAGGGTACGAGTCGGAGCAATGGCCGGCGGAACGGTGATGGCAAGGAAGAGTGGGGGCTGGCAAGAGCAGGCTCGCCGGCTGGATCGCGTGATCGACACCAACAAAGACCCCGTCTTAAATTATTGACTTTTAACTGACAGTAGACAGAATAGTCGTTCACGTGGACATCTTACTCGAGAACATCAGCGAAACAGGAGCCCCGCCAAAGGCACGTCTTAAAGACGCCAAGTCGGCTCACAGTATTTATACAACGCTGAGAGAGTCGGATGCCACCGCTGATCAGGACCGCAGTAAGGTCCAGGCGATGTTTGATGGAGATCCACCCTACAACCCGAATACGCTCCGCAGTATGGGGCAGGCGTATCGCGCCAATCTAAACTTTGGCGAAGCTGCGGCTGATCTTGAGAATGCACTTGCCGCCTACACCGATCTAGTGAACGGCGTAGAGAAGTTAGTCGAAGTTAAGACTACGTTTGGCGATGAGAGCGAACGGCAGAACTGGGCAGGAGCAATCTCTGAAGAGTTCCACAAGACCTTGGTTGAGTGGGATCAATTTCATTTCAACTTCCAACTGCTGGCGCATCACTTCATTTCTCAGGGGCTCGGCGTTACTTTTTTTGAGAACGATAAAGACTGGCGCTGGCGTGTTTGCGGGATTGGTGACTTTTTAATTCCCCGGGGCACGCAGGCTACAGAAGATCGAATTGAGTTTGCCGTTGCTCGTCGGGTTTACCTGGCTCACGAACTTTACAATTTCATTAAGAACCCCAAGGCCGCCAAGGAAGCGGGTTGGAATGTGGAGGAAGTTCGCAAGGCTCTTGCCACGATTCATAAGGGTAACCGTCCCGCTGACCAGGGTTGGGAAGAGCTTGAGAAGGAATTTAAGAACAACGATCTATTCTACTCCTACGCCCGCGCCGGCGAGATTCGGGTCAATCACTATTACGTACGTGAATACGACGGTTCTGTGAGCCACTACATTGGACTGCGTGACGGCACGAACACAGATTTCCTCTACAAAAAAGAAGGTCGCTTCAAGAAAGCTTCTGAAGCCTTCAACATATTTACTTTTGGTGTTGGTAACGGCACCTACCACTCGATCCGCGGACTGGGTTACAAAATCTTCCCTCACATCCAGGTAAGCAATCGTCTTCGTTGCGCAATGGTTGACGGCTCAATGATGTCGACCAGTTTGGTTCTTCAGCCCAAAACAGCTGAAGACGTGAGTCGTCTGTCTCTTGCTTTTGCAGGACCTATTTCATTCCTTCCTCCGAACCTTGAGGTCGTATCGACTCAGTTCCCTAACTACAACAACAGCGTAATGCCGGTCGTTCAGGAACTCTCCATGACTCGTCAGGCAAATACTGGGAGCTACCGAACACACCAACAAGTGCAGGGTAGTAAGGAAAGAACAGCGACTGAAGTTCAAGCTCAGCTGGCGAACGAATCTGTTCTTACTAC